ACTATGTAAAAGGAACAGATCTTACTGAAGCTTTTGATACCTTATTTATCTCAGGAATGAGCTTCAAAGGTCGTGAAGATATAGAGACTAATTTTAAGACGACATTAACTAATTTAGTTATAGCAAATTCAATAAATAAGGAAGGAAATATAGACCCTGCCTTATTTGATTCAGTTAAAGATTATATAATAGATGAATTAAAAGCAGCCGAAACAGGGCCACTTACTAATGAAAAGAGATCTTTATTAATAAGTGACAAAGGTAAACTAGGCCCATTCTTTATAGCAGAATTAGAAACAGAACTTGGTAATAAATATTATCAGGCGAAAAACAGTCGTGAACTTACAAATAAATTAGCAGCAGTTAACAGTGAACAAAATCTTTTCTACAGCAAATTAGAAAGTTTTAAAGATGCAGATGAGAAAACAGAAGGTATTCAACCGTGGGTCATAAATGTTGGTGGTTTAAAAAATCCTAGAAATGTTAAGTTCTCCCTTAACCCTAAACGATTAACAGAATACGCAACTACCAGAAAACAAGAGATTCTTAATGCACCTGGTGATTACAAAACTCGCAAAGATAAAATAGAAGTACTAGAAGATTTAGTATCCTTACATCTTAAAGGATTAGAAGGAGATCAATATACCGCAGGCCAAGAATTAGAGGATTATATTGGACTCTTTAATGTTTCACCTCAACTAAAACTTGCAAAGGTAAGACACGCTGAAAGATATAATCTTATTTCTAAAGATCAAGCTAATGACTTAACAAGTAGAGTAGATGGTTTAATTAGACTTCAGGAAGCTGAAGTGAAATATGTTATTGATACTGCCTACAATGATCTTGTACAAAATGAATTAAATCAAGCTGCACTAAATGACCTGCTAGGTGTTGCAGGAATAGAAAGCAGGAATCAAGTAACTGGTGATGAGCAAGTCAGGATAGCAGCCCTACTAGATGAAACTGTTCTTGAATCTAGTCGTATATGGGCAGATAAAGAAGACAAACTTAATAAACGCCAGAAACTTGCTGAGATAAGAAAGTTATGGGGTGTTACTAAAGACAAATTTAATAAGATGAATGTAGAGGCTAAAGATAAACTAAATGCTAACAATCCATACATTAAAGAATATGAACGGATACTAGGTAAACAATCCGATGTTCAGAGAACTGAAGGTGGTAAACCAAATTTAAAAGATGGAGAAGTAGAACAAGTTACAATCACAAGATTAGACAACTCTGTATATACAGTACCCGACACTTCTTATTCAGATAATGAAGAATATGAATTAGCTGTTAGTGATGTAGAAGAAGCTGTTTACAACTGGGAAACTCTAAGTGAGTACTATAAAAAATTAGTTGGAGATGGAACAATTAAAGATGGAGATCAGATATTAATGCCCGACCTAGACCTCTTAAGAAAAGATCCTCAAGCTTGGCAACGTGTTAAACCATATACTGCAACCAGTTCTTTCTTAACAGCAGGATTAGAGAAGGCGATTAAAGATAATGCTGGCTATCTTTCACCAGAAATATTAGATCAAATGTATAAAGATATTGACTTATTAATAGATAAATCTGAACAAGCTAATGATCCTGTTTTCCAATCTAATTTACATTGGAACGGATACAGTTCTAATCAACTATCAACACGTGGAAAAGAATATAAATACATTCCTACTTTCTCTGCTGCATTTCAAGAAAATGTAAGTGCTCAAGCAGATGCAAGAGGACTAGCAAAGGAAAGAACAAAGACAGAACTTAATCAGAAATTTAGAGGGATATATAAACCACTCATACATATAGGATGGTTAGACAATGAATTAGAGGCTTCAGAACTCCTTGGTTCTTCTATCTTAAAAAATTATAATAACAAAAGAAAAGAAGAATTATTTACATATTTCGGACAAGGTGTTGATCCAGCAGCACCAGAACCACATGAGATAACTTTAATGGAAATGAGAGGTACATTCTTTGCAGAGACACCTTTTCAGATTGTCGAAAAACTTGGAGAAGGGAGAGGAAAATTAAACGATAGAAATACATTAAGAATAGAGATGACAGAAAAAGCTTTATATGAAAAATATACTTTCTTAGAACAAATAAACGCATTAGATGCACAAGCACCGTGGATTCCTTATGCTCACGATCTAAATATAATTCTTAAAAAAACAGGTACACAACCTATTGATTTCTTGGTTAAACAATATAAAGTTCATACAGGAGATGAGATGCCAGAAAAACTTAAAGAAAGAATTATCAAAAGATTATCTACTCAGAAAATAGAAGGGCATGGCAAAATAGAAAATCCTTTATTTAGAAAAGGACTATTAAATAAAGTTAACAACGACAAAGATCAAGCAATGATTCTTGACAGAGAAGATGAACTATTAATTGCTGGTAACTTACAAGCTGGTATGCTTCCACAAATTAATATAAAAACAGTACCTTCAGGATTAAAACCATTAGCAGAATCAAAATTTGATAGAACTTGGGAACCTAATACACCTTTAAAACAAAGACAAACAGAACTAGGTACTGCTTTATATTCCGCAGGTTTTAAAGATGAAGAAGAACTTACAACAATGATTGCTATTGCGATGTCAGAGACAGGAACACGCAGTATTAGAAATCATCCTGACTTAAATGATACAGACGAAAGCTATGGGCCTCTTCAAATAAATATGTTAGACACAGGTATGACAAAAGATTTAGGTAAATGGCGTGAAGCTAAATGGCCTTGGCTAAAAAACAGAGGTGACTTGTTTGATATTAATTTAAATGCAAAAGCTGCCTATGATATTTATAAGAATGAACCTTGGCTAAATAAAGATTTAGAAGGACTATTTAATGCTTGGGCTTCTTATAAAGATAAACTACATCTTGAACACATGGATGCAGCAAGGAAGATAGCAAAAGAAATTATTGAGCTTCAACCCCAAGAATCCAGTACCATAGATCCATCGTCAGGTTTAGCTTGAAATGGGACTTACATTTGTAACTAGAGAAGATGGTTCTACTGGCTATGAATATTTAGATGAAGATCAAATGAGAGAAAGGGGTAGCAACGCTGCTATCCTCCCTACTCTTCACGGTGACGCACAAGAACAATTAAAAGGAGCAGCAGGTGCATTAAGAGCCGACAAAGATGATAACTTTTTTGTCGGTACAGGGAAGACAGCACTAAGGATGCCTGTCAACATGATGGCAGGAGCAATACAGGAAACCAGCGACTCTGCTAGATACTTAGGAGAAGCAACAGGATTACTAGAACCAGGTACATCAACTACTCAAGAGGAACCAGACAAACCTGTATTCGGAAATTGGAAACCTGTAAAGGCAAATAATCAAGAAGCTTGGTTAAGTGGTGTAGAAGATTTTGGTACAGGTGTCGGTCAATTTGCACTTGAATGGATTGCTCTTTCTAAAGTTTTAAAGGGTGCTAACTGGGCATTAAAAACTTCAAAAGTACCAGCACTTGTCAAAGCAAGCAAAGGTTTCTCAAAAGTTGCACAAGCAGATAAAGCTGTTTCACAGGCAGTTACTAAAGGTCTAACACCCATCGCTGGTAAAACATTAGCCCGTGGTGGTGGATTCGTTGCTGCTCAAACTGTTAGATCAACAGTAGAACCAAAAGGTCTTGCCATTGATTTCGCTGGCTTTGATCCTTGGGAAGGTAATTTAATTACTATGGCTGCGAATAGTGAAATAGGTGGTTGGTTAAAAGGTTTTCCTGTTGCTAAAGAATTAATTTTTGATCCTGATGACACAGAGACAGAGCGTAGATTTAAACAATTAGCAGAAGGATGGGGTGTTGATTGGGCATTTGGTGGATTATTAAAAGGAGCAGAAGCATCTCTTTCAAAATTCTTTCCTGACCTGTTAGCAGGAGTAACAAAAGCAACTGGATATACTGAACAGTTAGCAGAAGCAACAAGAACTTTCGGTGCAGAGAGTCCAGAAGTTAAAGCAATACAAACGAAAATAGAAAAGCAAGCAGAGCTTTTAGAAAAGAATCCTCTCCTTAAATATTTAGAAGGACAGAGCTACCAAGCACCTGAACTACCACTACCTAAAGCATTAGAACAGGCAGATAAGAATCAACCTCTTTCTTTGTTCCTCAGAACTGCTGCCTTTGAAGATCAGGCTTTCATTGCTATTCATAGATTAGAAGAAGCAATGAATAAGTTTGTCGCTCCAGATAGAGGAGGTAAGCCAAGACAACCTTTAGATACTGTCGGTGATCTAGTTAATTTATTAAATGTTGCAAGAGTTGCGACAGAAGAAGGTGTACAAAAAGCACTTAGAGATGTAAACAATCTACTTTTACCTCCAGATCAAAGACCTGAAAGAGAACTGTTAATAGGAGTACAAGGATGGAGAAAGAAAATGGAAGCAGGGAAACTTGCAACCAATAGACAAGTCACTCAAATGTTGGGAGATCAACCAACAGTACCTTCTACTAAACAAATACCAGAAGGGCCACCGACTCAGAACGTAGTACCTACACCTCCAGCAGCAACAGAGATACCACCAACACCAGGAACAAAAACACCAACTACTCCTCAACAAACTGTTCCTCAACAATACGCAAGTAAAGAATATCGAGATGCTATTGCTCAACTAACAGCAGAATTAGAAGCACTAGGGCCAGCACCAGCTAAACCAGGCAAAGGTAAAAGTTATTATCAAGCACCAGGAGAACTAAAGAAAACACAGACTCCTGCTTATAAGAAATATATGAAGTGGCAGCGAGAAGCAAAACCTACTATAGATAAAATCAACAAACTTATTAAAGCTAATCAAGCAGAAATAAGAGCTAATCAAAAGAAGGTCGATGCTCCTGTCGAAACTAAATTAAATCCTGAAGAATTTCAAACTAAGATTGAAAGTACAAGTTCAAAGAAAAGACCTGACGCTCGTTACCAAGACCCCAAAACTGGAAAGTTCCTTACATGGAATCCTTACGAGGCAGGATGGTTTGATGATGTAAGTGATTTAAGTCGTAGAGGTTATGGTGCTTGGGATGAGACTCTTTCAAAACAGGGTGGTAATAAGCGTGAAATAGAACAAACTCTTGGGTTTATGGATAAGCTTGGAAGAGAAATGTTTCAAGACATAGCACCACAGGTGTTAGCTAATTTACCTAAGAAAGGTAGATACGATTTCCTTAGAAAAGTTGTACTCATCCAGAAAGAAGCTATTAAAAATAATGAGCTTAAAAGAACTGCAATTCACGAACTCTGGCATACACTTTCTCGTTTCATACCAAAAGCAGAACTAAAACAATTAACGAGTGAATTTAATTGGGAGAGAACAAAATATTTAAACAAGATACCAAAACCAGAATTAGAAGCATTTAAGAGAGGAGAGTACACAGAAGCAAATTATAGATATGCAAATATTGACGAATACTTTACAGAAACAATGTTAGATCTATGGATGGCATACGACAAGATGCCAGTTCCACCAAGAGGTAGTTTACAGGCTATTGCTGAAACAGTACGGAATTTCTTTAATCAAATACTTAATAATATCAGAGCAGAATTAGGACTTAATGCTACTCAAAAAATATTTAATAACTTTATTAATCAGAGATATTCAAAAATATATAGAAATAAAAAATTAGAATTTGATTCTATCGGAAAAGATGCACCACAAAGTCCAGATGATTTCATGGCTGACCTACCTGATTTCAGGAAAGACAGAGAAGTAGATGGAGATCCTAATAGACCTGGGGAGACTGGTACTAATTATAAAATTACAGAGCAAATGCTTGATAATTTCAGAGAGAATTTAGAGAAAGTACAAAGGGGTGAGTTAGATCTAGAAGAGGCTTATGGTTATGCAATGCAAGATGTTATTAATATTCAAAGTGCTGGAAAAAATAAAACACTTTATATGCAAAGAGATCAAAATCTTGAATTATATTTAAAAGCTGCTTCCGATCTTTTAGATAGACAAAGTGCAACAGATATGCCTTCTATAAATCTAGACCAAATGAGGTCAGAAGTATTGCGTGATCTAGATATGTTTGGTTTAAGCCTAGATCAAGTTGATAATGCAACCAAGGTCTTCCGATATATTGCTGCCAATAATCCGAAGTATGTAAGAAGTGTTATGGAGTTAAGAATAGCAGTTAATAGATTAGGAAAAATAGCAGGAACTAAAGCAGCAAACGTAATGAACGCAATGAATAATGGAACAATAAATTGGAATAAAGCTGTTAAAGAATTAGAAGTATCAACAGTTGAAGCTCTTCATTATTTCAGAGAATATCAAAAGATAACAAGAATGTTAGCTCAAAATTTTAGAGCTTTACAAGTTAAATTTGGTTCTGAAATTGATGACATTAATCTTATTCAAAAAGGAGAGAAGTTACCTGTTTACAAAGAAAACATAGAACAGAATATTATTGAACGTGGCAAGACAAATGATATTAACTTTGGATCACTTTTTGGAGAAGAGGTAAGAGAAGCAATGGCGACAGGAAAATGGGGGCCAGGTGCTAAATCTCAAGTAAATCAAATAGCAAATAGTATTTCAGATTCTGCTTATAGAAGTGGTGAAGGTATTGGTCACATTGATAAGCAAATCAAAGGGCCACATTATGAAGATGGATTAGACGTTGACCCTTCAAAGCAAGATGAAATAGGTGGTGGAACTCTTAAGTCTAAAAGTAAAATCATGCAGAAAGTTGAACTCTTTGGAAGAAGTACCGCCACTCATAAAGTAAGTGGAATCCTTAGTGCAGGTGGAACGTATGCAGTTCAGTCATCTATTCCCTACGCAAGATTATTAACAGAACCAGCCTTAGATTTATTCAACCAATCCGTTCTAGTTCAGAAGGGATCAAACTTATTGCCTGTAGATATAGATGGAGGTTTACAGAAGTTACCTATGACTGGTATCTGGTATAAACAAATATTCTTAGAACATTGGGGAGCATTAAAACTAGCAGCAAAAGCATTTAGAGATGGACAAACTTATTTCGATGCTTTTAGACACCCAGGTTCATTTGATACTCATACCAATCAAACTGTCGCAGCAGCAGTGAGACAAGCAGAAGGTGGTCAACCTATCAAACTACCTAATAAACGAGGTGCTTTCAATCTTAATGAAGCAGAGGCGATGAGAGCAATGACTGATAATCCAGCAGCGATCAAAGTAGCAGATGCCTATTGGAAATTTGCAACTTTCGATGTTAGAGCACAAGCCGCTATTGAAACATTCCAGAAGGCATTAGCAGGAAATAGTATGTTGTATGCAATAGGAATAGAAGAAGGATATATACAGGCAGCTAAAGAAGGATTAACAGGTAAGGAACAGTGGAGCTTTGCAGCAGAATGGGCTAAAGCAAAAGTTGATTACTTCACCCACGATGCAATAGTTAATGGAAAAACTATTACAGGTGCAATTAACTCTCACCCAACTGCATTGAAGTTTGGTCGGATGCTTACATTTACAGATGATATAAGAGCAAGAATGGAGAACAGATCATTCTCCTTTGGACAAGAACTAGCAAGAGAATCAGGAATAGACCCTAATGATTTCGATGCAATTAACAAGTTTGCATTGGAATATGTAAAAGGTACTGCGGATGTAAAAGGAGCAAAAGGTTTCTTAAATAATAAATTGTCATTCCTAAGAGGAGGCGACAAAAGTATTCCTCTCGCAGGAGAGAAAACACCTGCTTTAACAGGTGTATGGTCATATTTACCTTCTATATGGGCACGACTTCAAAACGAAAAATGGGGTTGGATTGCTACTCACATTCAACCTTTCGTTAGATCACCAGCAGAAATAATGAAGCAAGCAGCAAGAACAATCCCTGGATTAAATCTTACTGTCGATACTTTTTATAGAGATGCTTTTGATGAATCTGCTTTCTTTTCTAATCACTGGAAAGCAGAACTAGCAACAGGTGCAACAGCAATTACTGTGATGATGCAGATACTAGACAATGAAGATGTACAGATCACAGGTGCTGGCCCATTAAATAACGAAAGCAAAAGCTTATGGGAAGCAAGAGGACTAAGGCCAATGTCAATTAGATATAAATTTACAGGTGAAGATGGTGTTCAGAGATGGTCAGAATTTGAGTCATACAGAGCTTATGAACCAGTTGCAACACTTATAAGAACGATAGCTGATTATAGAGAATTAAGCGTATCAATGACACATCAGGAAAGACAGAACGCATCAGCACTTTTAATCTTTAATGTCGCAGGGGAAGTTATGAAAGGGAATCTTCATGCAACTTATTACCAAGGTATTTTAGATTTCTTAGATGGTGTCGTAACTCCAATGACAGGTTCTGCATGGGGTCAAACTGGAGCAGGTTTTGGAAGACCTAAAAGACCAGGAGAAACATCAAGGACACAAAGATGGCTTAATAAAATGATTGTTAGTTCTTTCCCTCATAGTTCAAGAGTTAGAGCATTAACCCAAGCGATTGATCCATACAAACGGACACCTAGCAATGTCAGTGGACAAGTAATTGATGAAGAGATTGGAAGAGGGAAAGAAGGAATGGTCTGGGAATGGGGAGGTGATGGTGAAACTATTGGAGGGAAATACCCTTATAGAACAACTTTTAAACTTATGTTGTTTGAAAGTTTTATAAACGAAGTCAAAAGGAATACTCCTTTCTGGTCAGAGACATTACCTGTTAGACGTAATTGGGTAACAGGACAACCTCTTTATAACGCTGGCTTCTTGCATGATGATTCTTTACCTTTAGACGATGAACCTTGGCTACACAGATTAACATCAGCTTTCACTCTTACACATGCACCAATAGCTTATTCTGCTATACCATTTGTAGGAGCATTACCAAAAGTAACAGGCAGAACAGGTCACGAAATAACTGCACAACAGGATTATGTAATGAATGAATTGATGAGATTAAGAGGATTTGGAACAAGATATGCACCACCTAGCCCAGAAGACATACAAGCAGGAACAAAACTAACAACAGAAGGATACGATCAATACCTTAAATATCTTTCCCAATCTCCTGATCCATTATCCAAAATGACTTTATCTCAGGAATTGTTTAAGATAATGAACTCTAAAAAATATCAAAACCAACCCAGAGAGGCAGAAGGTGATGAATTGACAAGATCAGCAAGAGCAGAAATGCTACGGCCTGTATTTAGCAAGTTTAGAAAGAATGCTAAATGGCTATTTATTAATGATCCTAACAATCCTTATGTACTAGAAGTACTACCAACAAGAGCAACTCAGGTACTAAAAGAGCTAGATAGAGACTTTGCTGTTAAGTTCGGATCAAAGCAAACTCCACCAGGAGATATAAAAGCAGGTTCCAAAAAGAGGGTTAGTGCGACAGAATATATACAATCAGTACAATGACCAGTAAACGGAAGCCATGAGTTACACAGCATCGTACATAGTCAATTCAAATTCAGCACAGAACACTACTGACTTTACGTTCACCTTCCCTTATATAAAGGAAGAGCACATTGAGGTTTACCTTGATTACAGCAAGATCACTCAAGGGACAGGATCAGCCCAGTACCAAGTAATAACTAACGTATCTCCTAAACTTATACGACTTAATACAGGTATAGCGTCAGCAAACTTAAGAGTAGAAGTAAGAAGAAACTCATCACTTGGTTCACCTCTTGTCGATTATGCAGATGGTTCAACCCTTACTGCTAATGACTTAGATACAAGTGCATTACAGAGTTTATATATTGACCAAGAGCTAAAAGATAACCAAGGTAAAACAGTCAGCGTTGATGAAGATACAGGTCTTCCTTCAATGGGAGAATCTAGTGCTGGTAATTTAAGACTGACTAAAGTTGCAGATCCAACAGCAGCACAGGATGCAGCAACTAAGAACTATGTAGATACAAAAGATGCACTACAAGTCACGAAAGCCGGTGACTCAATGACAGGTGCCTTGGCAATGGGTACAAATAAAGTTACAGGAGTAGGAGACCCAACAGCAGCACAAGATGTAGCAACAAAAAACTATGTAGACACAAAAGTCTTTAGTAGCGGGCAATTATCAAACGTCGTTGTTACAACTACAAATATTACAGATGGAACAATCGTTGCAGGAGATTTAGCAACAGGAACTTTAGATGGTCGCTACTACACAGAAACAGAGTTAGATGCAGGTCAACTAGACAACAGGTATTACACAGAAACAGAACTAAACGCTGGTCAATTAGATAACAGATATTTTACAGAAACTGAATTAACAGGAGGCGCTTTAGACGGAAGGTATTTTACAGAAACTGAAGCAGATGCTCGTTATTTCAATATTAGTAGCGGAGAGACTATTAAAGATGGTGATGCCTTCCCAGATAACGACACAACAATTGCAACTACAGCAGCTATCAATGACAGGATTATTGATCTAGTTGATGACGTTGGTGGTTTTGTTCCTATAGCAAATGAAACATCCTTCCCCACTGCAAACCCTGATGTAAATAACGGAACTGGAACTTTAGTCAGCATCAAGGAATTTGCTTCTTCTCATACCCCTTCTGGTGGAACTGTAACTATTGCTAATGGTGCAGGTTCAGGTAATACAGTAACAATTACAGGATGTGGATCAACAGTTTTAACTGCTGGTTTTGGTGGAATTGTCGAGACAACATCAACACTTCACACCTATACATTCCATCGTTTATCTCCTAAAGCAACAGAAGTAACTACGGTTGCTGGTATCTCAGGAAATATAACTACAGTTGCTGGCATCGCTGCAAATGTAACTACTGTCGCTGGTATTTCAGCCAACGTAACTACGGTTGCTGGTAACAATACAAATGTCACCAACGTCGGAGGATCAATAGCAAATGTAAATACTGTCGCTACAAATCTTAGTGGAGTTAATAATTTTGCAGATAGATACCGTGTTGCAAGTAGTGCCCCAGGAAGTAATAACGATGAAGGAGATCTTTACTTTGATACAACTTCAAATGAATTAAGAGTTTATAACGGATCAGCTTGGCAGGGTGGCGTAACAGCAACAGGAAATTTAGCAGGGTTAGGTACTAACACTTTTACAGGGGCACAAACTTTTATTGCTGGTCAAACTTTTGACGGAAGAGATGTATCGGTTGATGGAACTAAGTTGGATGGTATTGAAACTGGTGCTACAGCAGATCAAACTAATGCAGAGATAAGAACAGCAGTCGAAGCAGCAACAGATTCAAACGTCTTTACAGATGCTGATCATACAAAGCTTGATGGGATAGAAACTGCTGCAACTGCTGATCAAACTAAGTCCGATATTGAGTCTTTAAATATCAATGTAAATGCTTCTAATTTAAACGCTGGCACAATTCCAGATGCAAGATTTCCTGCAACATTGCCTGCTGCTAGTGGTGCAAATTTAACTTCTTTACCAGCAGCAAATTTAACAGGAACACTACCTGCAATATCAGGTGCAAACTTAACTAACTTACCTGCTTCTGGTGGTGCAATTACAGCTACAGCTAGTGGAGCAATAGCTAGTGGAAAAGGTGTGCTTATTAATGCAAATGGAACAGTAAGTGAACCTACTCTTACAACAGGAAGTTGGACTTTAAATGCAAGTCCTGCTTCTTCAGTCTCATCATACGCTGGTCAGAATATAACTTCCGTTGGCGATGGAAAATTCATCATGGTTTGGAGAAACCAGAGTAATGGATACTTGATGATGAAATACATATCAGTTGCAGCAGATGGTTCACATACTTGGGGTGGGGATATAACAGTACTATCTACTAGTTGTTATAACGGATGTGTTGGTTGGGACCCAGTTAATCAGTTAGGAATAGTTGGTTATAGACGGCAAGATTATAGTTACAGAGCCATATTCCAAACTTTCTCATTCTCAAGTAATACTATTACTGTAAATGCAACTACATATTATAACTCAAGCGTATCTAGTGGTAATTACTCTGGAATTGATATTACCTACGGTCAGGATACTAATGGTGTGAGTGGTTTAATGCTCACTTCATATATACCTAATCCTATGTATGGAAACCTTCAGTTTGCTTATAACTTGCAAATGTCTGGAACACCTTTTTCAGTCAGCGGAAACCTGAGTCTTGATAGTAGCAATCAGGTTCAATATGCAAGTACAGCCTATGATCCAGATACAAAACAGTGGTGTACTGCATGGCAATATATAAGTGGAAGTACGTACGTTGCTCACGCTAGACTTTCCTCTGTGACTGGTACAACTATTACTGGAGGGAGTGAACTTACATACGAATCGGGTGGACTCAATAGTCAAACACCAAATATTGTATATGACGAACATGCAAATAAATTCTTAGTTCAATATGCAAATTCTATAGCCTCCAATTCTTACAATGCTACTTACGTAAAACCCTTATCAGTTAGTGGTACATCACTGTCAGCAGGAACGAGATTAACCCTTCCTTTAAACTTTCAACTGCGACAGATGCACATGGCTTATAGTCCTGACATTAAAAAAACCGTATTACATTATCAAGAATATGTGTCTGGTTCTTGGAATAATGGTAATTCTTATAGAGCTGAAGTGACAATAAGTGGTACATCAGCTAGTTGCTCGACACCAACAACACTCGAAACTATTTCTAATAGTACTATAGCTTACAACCCCCGAATCGCCTTTGACAGCGGCACTAAGAGAGGTGTTCTGATTTACGGATTTCCTTATACCGTAAAGTTTGGTACTTATAAATCAGGAAGTACCAATATAAGATCAACTAATTTTATTGGTTTATCAAACGCTGCTTATTCAAATGGAGCAACAGCAACAATTAACGTATTGGGAGGTGTGTCAACGGTGCAGTCTGGTTTAACAGCAGGTACAGAATATTATGTACAAAATAATGGGACATTAGGAACCGCCGCAGATGCCTACGAAATAAAAGCAGGTATAGCATTATCTTCTAGCTCATTATTGATTAAAGGAAGTTAACACTTTAATCATCTACCTATTTATTATTTTAAAAATGCAAACTTTAATCGACAACACAACTAAACGCTCTATGTACTTATGGAGTGATGATGAAAAAATAGATATATTAACTGATCGCATATTTGTAGGCAATCCAGTAACTAATACTATTCTTGATCACAATTCATCAACTTGTACTTTAATAAAAGACGTAGCTGATAAGACTGACTGGCATCCCCTTAAATATATTTATGATGGAGGATGGAAGAATAATCATCCATTAGATGACGGTAAAACTTATAAATGGAAAGAGGAGGACGTTGAGAAAGAGATTGGTGCAGAATGGGAGGCAGAATAAACCAATGATTAAAACTATCGCTATCGCTTCTTTAACTTTAAACATAGGAGTTATTGGGCTTGGTGTTTTTGGTTACTTGAATAAAGATAAAGTTGTGAATATACTTTTAGATAAGGTAAAGGGTCAAATCCCTGAATTGGTTAAAGAATCAATGCCTTCAATGCCCACCACAACAGGATTACCTAAGTTATGACACAGTTGAAGGAAGGTAACTATCTTCCTCTTCTCCTCGGTCTCGGATTAATCGGTAGTAATTTCTTTTCCCTTATCTTGCTAAGCAAGTCAGGAGACTCGCTGCCAAATCTTGCATCGTTAGCTACGACAGAAAACAGTAGTAGCCAGATGCGATACAAGAAAGACGAGCAAGGATTAGAGGTGACAATAAACCACAACATGCATTCACCTAAAACAGTTTTATTTAGTTCAGAAAAATCTAAATGGAATGGTAAAACTGATTACACAAGGAAAGAATATGTTGCACATCAGCCTGGAGAAAATGCAGGGTTAGCAGCTAGTTATCTTCAGTGTATTAAAAACAAAGGCAGTGCAGAATCACAGGGAGAGATAGTAGGAACTTCTTTAGTTACTGCTACTCCTGCTGCTAGCACATTGTCTAACATCCCAGTTATAGGCTGGATTGCTAGTGCAGTTGCTGTTAAGAAAGCAGGGCAGATTGGTAAAGATATTGGTAGTGATTTCGTGGACTGCTAAGTGGATGAGATTCCAGATATACAAATCGATAATATTTTTATCCCTGATAATTCTATCGACACAATTTCTCCGAACATTCCCAATGTTCAACCCATAACTCTTACATTAGAACAACCTAATTTAATATTTGAAATCCCTGGTTGCGTAGAAGCAAATCCAGATTCAGGTAACAATAAGAATTTAAACTCAGCCGATGACCGAGGACTTAAGGTATTTTGTGACGCAGGGATGCCTTCATTTAATCCTCTTGTTTTTAGACCAGAAGACATAGAACCAACTCCTCAACCCACCACACCAAAAATTAATTCTGCTAAACAAAAAGAAGAAAAGAAAGAATCTAATTCAACAGAAACAAACAATAACCCACCACCTTCACCACAAAGTCCTTTAGTTCCAAAAATCCTTCCTTGCCCTAGACCTGACGATTTACCCATAGGAGCAATTGGAAAATATGGAACAAAAATAATTCAAGGGTACAAACGAAATGGAAATCAATGCAAAGTCCTATACGAGGAAAGAAGTGTACTGGAAGTTGTTAACACTTACACTCCTCCACCAACGACATTACTTAATACAAGCGCGATAGCTGTTACTTCAGTTATCGGTGTAACTGTATTAGGCCAACCGATAGCAAAGCTGCTCCAGAAACAGATGAAAGGTCAAGTTAAAAAGATTTCTAAGAAAATTACTAAGAAGCTTCTTGCTCTACGGGGGAAGAAACCAAAGGTTCTGTCTTTATCTGAAAGGAGAAAGGAACAGAAGAGTCTGAGGAAATAGAATGAACATGAGGTATTGGTTTCTCCTTATAAGGAGTCGTCAAAATATCAGCACAGATAGTATATGAAGGACTATCAGGATGAAAGTTAATTCCTTGAGCTTTAAATTTACTGCACTCACGAAGCCTCGCAATTTCAAAATCAAGCCTCTTGTTAGCCAAGACCTGCTGTTGTATTTTCTCTTGGGTTGTAGCGGCAGATAAACAACGAGTCGTGAATCTTTTATCCAGTGGGACACTAAGCGTCGCTGAGAGGCCGCCTGTGATGCTTGTAGAGTCCTTTTGTCCTGTCCTTATGTCTTTGAAATATAAAACATTCCCTGGATTATCAATTATTCCATCACCATCTACATCAGTTGTATCGTAAACAGGGTCTTGGTAATAGCTTTCGTAGGGTCGCTTAAGCGATAAAGCACCTGTAATAAACGGTGTAATGCTTAATGTAGTCCCTTGGCACTGTATTCCGTTACCGTATGTGTTGGTATGGAATGGCCCTTGTAGGACTTGTACGCCTTGGTTGATAACGCTTCCACTAGATGACGCATTAGGAGCAGCGGTAGCACTAACGCCGCCGACATCACCAGCATTAGCAGGTAAACATAACGCAATTATTGCTGGAATATAGAGGTAGTGTCGGTAATACTTGTTTGATCGGTTGTTCTTTGGATGATTGTCTGACTTGCAACCCCAGGAGCAGCGTATGTTTCGGTAAATTGAAAAGCTGAACCTGGTATTTCTAGTTCCCAATTTGGTTTGTTGGAATGATCTAAGCCAACCCATGTGTAAGTAATGCCATCAGTGGTTTGAGAAGGGGCTGCAATGGTTGTTGGAGAAACAGATGAACCAGAATGTTTCATGTTTGTACCTGTAACCGTGTATTGCCAGCCTGTATTTATGTCAATCGAGTTGATTGTCTCTGTAATTTTTGTAACCGTTTCGGTGTTTGTGGTTTGCGTACCTTGTGTGAACTGAGGCACAACTGGTACGGCTTGTACAGCAGAACCAAACAACAATACAAAAGGTAAAAGGGTGCGCATAATACTAATTTCACCTAACTGTAAGCTCGTTAGTTACTTGTCCTACAGCCGTAGTATTTGCACCACCTGCTACTACTGTAACCACACCAGAACTAAGCACTGTACCCGCAAGTGTGCCTGCTACGCCGCCTGACATAGTAGTTGTATTACCAAAAACAGGCATGTCAGCAACAATACCACTGCTAACATCTACACCACTTCCTATTGCTGGTATAGCGTCCCCTTGCTGCCAAGAGGTGCTTAGTGAAAATGCTGATCCTGCCGTATTTATCTCGTATGTCCCAACATCAAGCGTAGCTGCGGCTGTAGCTGAACCAGCCGTAAGCTTGCCTATATGTTCTCCAGTAGAAACCTTGATATTTGTTCCCGATACTGCGTAAGTTGATGGAATTCTAATTGCCTGAGTGGTACTACCTCCAACCGACAAAGAAGTAGAGCTAGAAAGCTTCGATGTAATTTCTGCTTGGCAGGGTGCAGCCAGTAACAAAAGGATTAATAACTTCTTCATGTCAATTTGCCTGTTTGTGGATCTATCTCTTTACCAGAAATAGGGTCAATACGTGGTTTATCTGGTACTAATTTTACTGGAGTCTCAATTCTTACAATGGTATAAGGAACACCATTAGCAAATCCTCCTGCTGCTTCTGCTTTTTTCTTATCTTCATCTGCTTTATAAGTTCCATCTCCTCTTTTCTTTGCAGTTTCCAATCCAAATGAAGCTAATGCACCTGTGAAAACACTTGCTATGAAAGTCGGGTCGATCCTTTCTTGCTCCCCTAATCCAGGAATAGTAACGTAATTAAGTGTTAATATAAAGCCACTCCAGACGACAACTCCCAATCTCACAAATGTAGACAAGACTTGCAGTTGTTCTTCTTTATCATCTAAACCCTCCTTTAGTTTTTGAAGAGGATTCTTCTTTTTCGGTTCATCTACTTTCTTTTCTTCCATAGAAATCAGTGGTAGGCCGTCCTACACTAGACACAATTTGTTATTTTGAACAGTGGCAGAGATTACAGCAGCAATCATTGGTGCAACAGCCAGCGTTGTCATCATGTCACTTAGTAATATCAGCAACCGCCGAGATAGAGATACTAGAGAATTATTTAATCGACTAAATGAATTAGAAAAAACTGTCGCTGGTCATCATCCACCAGAACGTAATCGTAAGTGGAGAGTTTAAAGAGGATCTTGCGGAAATACTTGGAAATCACTAACAGGAAACCCTAGATGCTCCCATACATGAGAATTAGAAGCGACATCTAAAGCAGCATCAGGAGTTTCAGCTATGACAACCGTTTGAAATCCACAATCAGAAACAGAACTATAACCAACAAAAGCAGAAGGGATGCGCACCACCCATCCTCTAGGTCTGTATTTAGTGGTTCCCGTGGGTTCTGATCCATCCTGCTTTTGGGTTTTTATTTTGGACTTGTGTGAGTGGGACACCAAGTATTTGTGCATCGAGAAGGCCCTCAATATCACCTTTATACGCTGCCAATTCCAATTCCCAGAGTTCTGCTTCACGTTCCTTAATAGCTCTATCTTCATCTATAGCAAGAGATTCGTTCCAATACTGAACTGCACCAGCTAACGAGTCTAATCTGTCATCATGTTGTAAAGATTGTTTATCGACAGTGAGATGAGTTAATTGATGAAACAACTGGTATGCCAAGGCTGTCTCTACGGAATCATCATCTCTAGCTTTGGAATCATCTTCAATTACCGAGCGATTAAAGATCAACCGATGTTGATTCATTACTGGCTCAAGAGCATTAATAATTCTTCTTTCCTTCTGGACGTTGCTCCTAGTTGGTTCAATCGTGCAAGGATAGATCTCTCTGAGGTAAGGCTGCAATAAATTTTCCATCATGCCTTGACCAAACTGATCTTCTAAGAGAATCAGTTTTACTTTTCTACGTTTAGCTGCTTCTGCAATTCCTCTTAAGACAGGCTCGGTATAACCTTCACGAAAGGAACCCACCTCCAGTACAAATAAATTTCCATTGAGATGAGCGACAATGGAATAAGCAGTTTCATCTAAACCCTTACCTGAAGGATCTATAAACATTACACATCCTTGAAACTCAATCCACTGCCCATGTATAAACGCTGGCCTGTGATAGTAATCACCACTAAACCCAACAGCCGGTAAATCAGTAATCCGATACTCAGCACCAGAAGACCACACCACCTTCTCAGGTGCGTCTTGGTCAACTTCTAAAACTACTAAGTCAGACAATCTAAGAGGGAAACGATTTAGATCACTAAGTGTCGTATCTAGTTGAAACTGAAGAGTAAATTGCGACTTACCATAACTAGCTTCTCTTTCAATTAGATCTAGTTCATTAAAGCGATCAGGGTCAGTTGGTTTATTAACAAGATCGACACAGTTCTCAAGTATCATTGGTGCTAACGCAGCACCGTATTTCTGTGGTTTCTTTGGATACCTTGAAGGCCAGATACGACATTCATATCCTTTTGTTTGTAGCTTGTTATAAATACTTTCTTCCGTCTGAGGCGTACCCAAGAACATAATTTCTCCACCTGGTTTCAGGATCGCATTAAATTCTCCGACAGATACAATCAACTTCTCTCTCATTCCTACAGTCCAAGCTGTATTAGGAACCTCGCAGTCATCTGCAAGTATTAAGTCTGCTCTACTACCAGTAAGCTGTCCAAATATACCGACAGATTTTACGGATGGGGATTGATCTGGTGTCGCTGGTCTTACATCAAATCTATTACTCGCACTTCTTTGCTCATCCCTATCTGGTTCTAAGCACCTCAATATATCCATCTCTCTAATTAACCTTAAACAAAACTGTGCAAAGTCATCTGCTCGCATCTTGCTTGCAGATACAACCATAATCTTCTTCTGTGGATCATTCCTTAGCAGCCACAACACATAAGCTGCTGCCATCCAACTCTTTCCAACCCCACGAAAAGCCTCAATAATTCTCCTCTTTGGCCCATCCTGCATATATTCAGCAATATCTAACTGAACAGGTGTTGGATTAGGAAGTTGAAGGTGCTTCCAGACGACAACTAAAAAATACCTGAAGTCCTCTTTGAACTGGTCAGGTAACGGCTGCCATCTTTCCTTTCCCATCTACTTTTTCTTATCTTTCTTTGGTGGTCTTCCTACCTTAGTACCATAAGTTCCTTTTCCTTTTGGCATAACTAAGCTCGCTTCTTCTTAAATGCTACGACATTCTCTATATCAGGCAACTGTTTCGCTAGATCTCCAAATGCAGTACCTTCCACTGGCTGTGCACTGATCTGATTATCTTTCAAAAACTGCCTTGCTACATTTACATCCGCAACAGTCATCTCCCCAGACACTAACTTATCCATAAACCACTCCGCTAATCCCGCATGTAAGTCTCCCAATACCTCTGTCGTACTCTTCTTAGCCATAACATTTCAGTAATTTCTCTAATCATACACAAGTTATGGCGGAGGTCTCACCCACCACAGGAAGACCCCCTTGTTAGCTCACTGGCAGACCAAGCTAACCTCTTAAATTCTACCCCCCAGATCCCTTACCACCACTAAGTGTCCATATATGAATAGAAGTTACTCCTTATCCCCCTCTATTAGGTATCTGTTAGATCTCCACGGAGCACTTTTTTATCGGAAAAATGTGAGGGGGTAACGCTTATAAGGGAAGAAATTGAATCACCCCCCAGTACCTTTGTACTAGAACGAGCAAGGGGGAGGGGGTACTATGTCCTTTTTATGTCCAATCTGGCTTGGACTGGGGTAAATCTATTGGTATGACTGGGTGGCATAACTGTTCAATAAGCAGTTATGCAAGGTTATCACTAGGTTTTTGGGATATTGTCGGAGCTGGAGTTAGATCCCACTTCATTAGATTGTCTTTGTTACCGCAA